GTTTATCATCCATTACTAAACGGTATCGCTTAGCAATAACGGGATGGGCCAGTAGCGCTTGCCGTGTTGTTTCCAAAAAGTTGGTAATCTCCATCCACCCTTTTTCCACGTCTTCAGAGTACACTCCATGAATCAGAAAAAGTTGGACAGTTGACCCCTGCAAGGTATCCTCGACCTTATTAATTCGAATAACAAGATGAGGATATTGGTCCTCCTTGGATGATTCTTTCATTTTTAAAAATCCAGGTACAACTATTAAAGGGCTTCCCTTTACTTGTGCATCATCACTAAAATAGTTAGCATGCACCTGCCTGAGAAAAGTACCTAAATCAGTTGCCAATTGCGTAGGTGTCATTTGCTACTTCCTTATTAACTCTTCGAATGAGGTTCCGATTTGTCGTAACAGCTCTTCTTGCGCTACATTACCGACAAAAGCCGATACTTCAGCATTCTTTAACATACTTGGAACTGCAGGCCCGTGGAATTGTCCTATTGGGTATCTGTCCGGTCCTTTACGGTACATTGCGCCAATATGCCCGTTTCCCATTCTTGCAATGAAAGCATTAGGAATTGTTCCTCCGCCACCATTGCGCATTACTTGAGCTTTGACTGTACGACCTTTCCGCTTAGGTGGGCGTTTTGGTGTAACTCTAAACTTAGTAAGTGCTACAGGCCGGCCTTTAGACCTAATAAAAGCTGATAGTCCAGAAGCGGTTGCTCGCTTTACATTGATCGTTTGCTTAACGTTGGCTTTACTTATGAAGTAATCCTGCGTTGCCTTATTAACAATTGCATTTCGAATCTTAGGAACTGCTGTGTTAATAGCTTTTGACGTCGCTCGTTTTGTTTCACCAGAGAGAGCATCTATCTTAACTAGGCCTTCCTGCAATCCTTTTATATCAATAGTTACACTCACGAACTATTCCCCCTAAGGACTATATTCAACATGCCCATGTCATCTTCGCATGATTGAACGAGCATGACTCGACCATTGAATCGAAAGATTTGATTATACTCTGGCACTTCGGGTAAATCCTGTTTGGCCACGTGCACCACGATCGTATCGTAAATCAATCCGTCGATATCCTGCCCCATAATTTCAACATGCTGTTTATCGGTAAGACCTTCTGCTACTGCATAGCACTGTGTACCATTTAGATTATGCACTTCGGCAAATTCATTTGAATTGATGAACACGGCTTCAATATCATTCTGCACAAAGTCCTTAAATCCCATGATTATTCACCTAAAACATCGATAAGTTGTTCGCGAGTGGCGTCTTCTGGAACTTCTAAATGTTCAGCAGATGCCATTACGCGAAGTGCTTCGTCGGATAAATGTTCCAAGTTAACATCTGCATCAGAGGCAAGGATATCGGCGATCATGCTCGCTTTTGTAGCTTTGCTTGCAAAATCAAGACCGATAGATTTGCCATATCTTGCGATATCAGCATTCGTCATGGCACTAAGAGCCGCAGCGAAAGAGTCTTCCGTGTTGTTTTTATTATCGCCATTAACCGCAAAAGCAGCACCTAAACGAATTAGGCGCTGTTCTTCTTCTGCAGTCAATTCGGAGATAATTTCACCAGGGTTATACACATAATCTCCAGTATTGATTGTGTGCTTAGCTTGTACTGGCATTGGTCTTACCTCCTTTAAAATTACAATACGTCCGCTACGAAGTAGGAGTCTACGTCGAATGGAACATAAATAGGGCGAGATTGCAATTCTAAGAACGCTGCATCAGGGTCACGAGTAACCAATCGACGCATTACGTATTCGCCTTCATATGTTACAAAGTCCATGCCTTCACCAGGGATGATTGTATTTGCACCATACAATTTAGTGAATTTGGCCATATCAGAGGCAACTAATAATTTACCTGTAGCTACCATTTCTTTTTCTTGGCCATCTGTTGGATCCACATAGTAGTTATCATATGTAAATACGTTACATTGAATTTGACCGCCCATGAAGCCTACATATACAGCGCCTTCCGCCATTTGTTCAAATTGCAAAAGACCCATTTCTGTACGACGATTATCAAATAATGCTAAGATTTTTTTATCGGAAAGCATTACTTCTAATGTTTCAGAGTTCATAACCAACGTATTTGGATTAAAACCAGATGCTTTCAAGCATTTCTTTTTCCATTTGATAATGTTGGCCACAATTTCTGCAGCAGATTGGCCCCAGCGTGCGTTGCCTGCCAAAGTTTCTTTATTTGTAAAATTGAAGTCTACGACATCGTCAATACCTTCGCCTTTAATATGAGCTTGGCCGTTGAATAACACATCTGCCGCCATAACTTCTTGAGAACGTACCAAGTTGTCCTTTAGTTCTTGCGTATCTTGCGCTAAGAGTTGGATTGCGCGCTCTTCTGGAGATACCGTGCCAGCAAATGGCTGTTCGCCTGCTAAACGGACCTTGATGTCGTTTTCAGTGATAGCACGTTTTTCTTTCTTTTGCGCCGGTTTATAAGTGGTAGTTGTTACACCTGTACGTTGAGATAAAGGCGCTGTAGAGTTTGGCGCTACCCAAGGTGTAATCGTACGGCGACCTTTTACGATGTCAAAAGAAACTGTTTCTGTTAAGAATGTTTTTGTATCTTTGAAAAATAAGT